AAGAAATTACGGTGACTCCATTTGACTTTGTAAACCAGATACTTTACGGTAAGAAGAATCTATTGGTGGATGAACTGTCACAGAATGACTATAATCCTTTCATTGTCAATAGAGCTCTTTCTTATCACTCCGACTGCATTTCTTACGTGAACGAGATGAATCGGAGACCACACCTAGACAAGGTAATGCAAAATTCATTTTTGATAAATACCATACGGTCAAGGAAAAGACCATTCATGAAGTGGGTAAAACCAGAGAAAGCCGAAGATTTGGAATGTGTCAAACGTTATTATGGCATTTCAACAACTAAAGCCCGTGAAGCTCTCAGCCTACTTGGTGATGAACAAATCCAACAATTAAAAGCTCTTAATGATAAGGGCGGTATAACAAGAACCTCAAAAGGGGCAAAAAATGAATGATATTTTTAGAGGATTTGGTGTTGAAGTAAAGCTTGAGAAGGAAGACGATTTCTTAAAGGTAAAAGAGACACTTACTCGGATTGGAGTTTCATCACGTAAGGAAAAGATTCTTTATCAGTCTTGCCATATCTTGCATAAACAAGGCAGATATGCGATAGTACACTTTAAAGAGTTGTTTGCTCTAGACGGCAAACCATCTAGCATAACAGACAACGATTTGCATAGAAGAAATGCCATTGCAAAACTTCTTGAAGAATGGGGTTTGGTAAAGACTCTTTCACCGGTGAATGAATTAGCACCACTTCATCAAATCAAGATTCTTTCGTACAAAGAAAAGGATGAATGGCAACTCGTTACAAAGTATTCTATTGGTAAGAAACTATAATATGGAGAAATATTGTGAGAACGATTACGGCGGTAAAGCTTAAAAACATATATAATGGTGAAGAAGTGTTTTGCGAAAACCTTAATGAGACATATGAAACAGATGGTATAACGTTCATTAAGGTTTTTCGTGACAATAATCCTGCGAGAAAGTTTCTTGTCAACAAGGCAGCTTTCAAACCGCAGAAATGATTTCCTTGGAATGGGAACTTGTAGACGAGGTTAAACAAGTAAAATAACCCTCGACCTCACGCCTAACGGGTGAGGATTTATTAACTCGCTTAATTTAAAGGAGATAAAATGACATTAACACGTTTAGTTCATCCATCATTAGTTGGTTTTGATCGTTTCAATGATATTCTTGACGCTCTCGATATGGTAACCGACAAACCATCTTTTCCTCATCACAACGTTATCAAGTCCGGTGAAAATCTTTACACAGTTGAATTAGCTGTTGCTGGATTTACTAAAGACGAACTATCTATTTATGTAGATAATGGATCTTTGGTAATTGAAGGATTAAAAGAGTCTGTAGTTGCACCAAAACCTTATTTACATAAGGGAATTGCAGCAAGGAAATTTATCCGCACGTTTGCTCTTTCAGAATATATGGAGGTGCAGGGTGCTACATTGGCCGACGGAATTCTTAAAGTTAATATTGAAAGAATCGTCCCAGAAGAAAAAAAGCCAAAAACAATCAAGATCAAGTAAATGATACAATTATGATGTAGACTTCTGTTCTACAGCCGCCTGAGCATGCGGATAAACTGCTCACTAATATTTAGGAGATTCAATGCCAGCTTACGATTACAAATGTATAATTTGTCAGCACAGTAAAGAAGTTAACAAGCCAATTAGCGAAGCCACTATGACCGAGCTTTGTGAAAAATGTGGAGCTGCAATGATTAAACAGTTTGGAACATTTGGTATTCAATTTAAAGGCACAGGATTTTACAAAACAGATAATCCTAAATAGTTAAAGTGGTATAATTACTATGTAACAAAATATGTTATGTAGGAGTTATAGTTGACTAGGACTAAAGCATGGAGATTATCATTAGCCACCATTTTAGGCTTTGGTTGGCTATTTCTTACACCTGCTTATAGCGATGACCCATTAAGTTTAGCTTCTCAAGAAATACAAGAGTTAAACGATAGTGTATCTGACTTAAACTATAAAATAGAATTTGAATCATTAATAGATGTAGCGGAATCTAAATATGATGATGCAGTAGATGCAAAAGATGCTAGAGACGATGCGTCAGATGCTTATGATGCGGCGGTATCAGCAGAATCTGTAGCATTAAATGAAAAAGTTTTAGCGCAATCTGCAGTAGATGGTCAAACAGTAACAGTTGCTACTGCTTTGACAAATAAAAACAATGCTCAAGATGAGCTAGATGTAGCCACAATCAATTTAACTACAGCCAATTCAAACCTTCAAACAGCTCAAGCAACAGTAAATAGTGCTGGGTCTGTGGGATTGCAATACACCGTATACCATCTAACTAGAGGATTTGGTGGTGTTGCTGTGCCAGATGCAGTCATATGTACTGGTGTATGGAATTCTGCATCGATGAATCTTCCAGTATGCGGAAACAGGTATGAAAATTTTGTTGTTAAATTTACTGGAGTAATTACAGCCCCGTCCTGGTTTTCAACAACATATTTTGCAGGCTATACAGATGATGGATTTAAAATGTACGTAAACGGATCCCTGGCTGTAAATAACTGGGTAGAGCAAGGCGCTACCTGGAGTCCTATGTCTCCAGTTTATGATGTTAGCGAAGATAAAACTTTAGATGTAGAAATTTGGTGGTATAACGGAGGAGGCCCAGGATCTTATCATCTTGGCTGGGCAATTCCTGGAGGCTGGACTAGCGCAGGATGCGATTATGCTGGAAATCCAAGAGTATGGGGACAAAACTTTAGTTGTAGTTTAAATACATTTTCATCTGGATCACAGCCCACACAACAACAATTAGATAACTTGACCGCAGCACAGCAAGCACAGACGGCGGCACAAAATACCTATAACACTAAACTAGAAATACGTAATGATAAATTAAATGTATATAATCAAGAATTTCAAACCTTACAAAACCTTACATCTAATTTAATAACTGCAGAGCAAAACCTCACAACTTCGGAACAAAACCTCACAAATGCCCTTGATGCTAAAAATAATGCAATTGCTGGATATGATCAATCTATTATAGATTTAAATAATTCTATAAATACAGCATGGGAATATTATGAGGAACAATTAGCTAGAGAAATTGAAATAGCTATTGCTCAGGCTGCCGCCAATGCCGCAGCAAATCAGCCAACTCCAGAACCTTCAGTAGAGCCAACTCCAGAACCTTCACCAGAGCCTTCAGTAGAGCCAACTCCAGAACCTTCACCAGAACCTACTCCCGAACCATCTCCTGAGCAAACTGAACCAGTCGATCCCACTCCTGAGCCAACGCCTGAAACCACAGATGAACCGAAGCCAGAACCAACTGTTGACCCTGAGCCCACTCCTGAGCCTTCACCAGAGCCTTCACCTCAGCCAACGGATATAAATCCAGAGCCAACTCCTGAACCAGAGCCAACTCCTGTTGAACCTTCTGCAAAACCATCTACAAATACTATCACAGATGATTTATCTGCGCTAGCTAACTTAACAAGCAAAGATAATGTTGTTGTTAAATTAACTGCAGAACAGGCGGCTGCAGTAGCGAATGTTTTAATTGAATTAAAGCCAGAGCAAAAAGCAGAGGTAGCAAAAGACCTTGGAATTAAAACAGAAGAAATAGCAATAATTGCAGAAGCTATGAAAGAAAATTCAATTTTAGCCTCAGCAGTGGTAGAATTTTCTAGTAGAGCAAAGGAAAATACAGAGGCTCCAATGCCATACACTTTGGCAGATGCGACTACAGAGTTGCAAACAGAGGCATTGTTGGCGGATCCAATAGGAGCATTAACAAATATAGATTTAGAAAAAGTCCTAAACCCATCTGAATGGGGTAAGGATATGACAGATGACCAAAGAGAAAAGGCGCAGGAAGTAATTGTGCCAGTAATTATTGCAAGTAATATCGTGGCAGCAGCCATGACTAGGAGGATAGGATGAAAATAATTAAGGGAATACTAAATTATATATGGGAGGTAGTCAAAGAAAGCATAGCCCAAATATTTACTCTCCTTGGATTTTTTATAGCATGGCTAACCCTGACGGGCAGTGCCCAGCAAGTAGTAGGAGTAGCCACAGTAATAGCTACTGTTATTTGGCTTGCTACAATACCTCTTCGAAAAGAAGAGTAGAAATGCTATAATAGAGGCATGAGAAAATTAGGTGCCTCATTAGCTAGCCTCATGCTAGCCCTCACAATTACATCGTGTAATTTTGATGGTTCATTCCGTTATGAATGCCAGGATCCAGCAAACTGGGAAAAGGCAGAATGCAATCCTCCAATTTGTGAGACTACTGGAACTTGTTCAAGAGATTTAGTTGGGCAGGAAGTATGGGATGAGTACCAGAAATCAAAGGTAAAGAATGGCTAAGGAAAGATTAACACCAGCAGATCTTGATGCAAGATTAAAATTTATTCTTGGTATCACATTAGGAACAATTTTATTGTGCACATCGTTAGGTATTTTGTATGCCCTTATATTTGTAACCCAACCAATCGGAGCTCAGTCAGAAAATGACAAGATGTTCTTTAATGTATTGGGTAGCGTAGCAACATTTATCACAGGTACATTGGCAGGTTTGCTAATTGGACAATCTGGAGCTAAAGATGTAATGGCGGCACAGTTAGCAAATAAAGAAATGGATGCTAAGAATACTCAAGCAGACAAAAAATTAGAAGCAGAAATTGATGAAGCAGCAGCACGTAGAGCTGCTAAACCAGCTGATCAAGTTCCTGCCCCACATGAAGTTGATGAAGATTGGGATAAGGACTAATGAAGATGAAAGATAAGTTAATGTGGGTTATCACCCTCGGAATACTAGGTTTCATCGGGCTTGTTGTTATAGGTGAATATGCTTCAATGCTTGCACAACAATTTACTTCAGGTGAAAAATATGGAACCAATGAAGACGCAATTGCCTTAGTGCAGAATGCACTTGTAGGTCTTATCGGAATTATCGGCGGGTATTTTGCTGGTAAAAATAAGGGTGATGAATAATGGCAGATCAAGGAACAGCAGAACGTTTAGTTGAAGTTGCTAAAGCAGAAGTAGGCGTAGTTGAAGGTCCAAAAGATAATGAGACTAAGTATGGTAAATTTACTAAGTCAGACTTTCAGCCATGGTGTGGCTCTTTCGTAATGTGGTGTGCTAATGAAGCAGGAGTAAAAGTTCCAAATACAGTTTATACTCCATCAGGTGCAGCAGCATTTAAAAAGAAAGGTGCATGGATTGACGGAGATCTAGCAGATCCAGAACCAGGAGATATCGCCTATTTTGATTTCCCAGCAGATGGTGTCGATAGAATTTCTCACGTAGGAATTGTTATCAAAGACAATGAAGACGGAACCGTTTGGTGCATCGAGGGCAATACCACAAATAGAAAAGGTGGAAGCCAAAGAAATGGCGGAGAAGTATGCAAGCAACTTCGTGCATTTAGAAAAAACAAAAAAGGTGTGCAAATTTCTATTGTGGGATTTGGCAGACCTAAATTCAAAAAGGCATCTGGTGGCGGCTCAGACGAATTAATTGCATAATGAAAAACTATAAAGTAAAGATGGAAATTGAAGTTGAAGTTCAAGCTTTTGATGAAGATGATGCTTTAGACTATGCCAATGATATATTTGGCATAGATGATGAAATTAAAAACGTTAAAGTAATTAGCGTTAAGGAGAAATAAAATGGCTAAAGAAGGATATAAACCCACCGCTGGAATGAAGTCAGCAGCACGTCGTGCAATTAAACTAAAAGAGCAGGGTAAGGCTAAAGGTGCTGGAACTGCAGTTGGATGGACTCGTGCAGGACAATTAGCAAGAGGAGAAACTCTTAGCCTATCAACAGTAAAGCGCATGTATTCTTATTTCTCACGACATGAAGTAGATAAAAAAGGTAAAGATTGGGACAATACAGAAAATCCTTCCAACGGAAAAATTATGTGGCTAGCCTGGGGCGGGGATGCAGGATTCTCTTGGTCTCGTAAAATTGTAGAAAGAGAAAAAAATATGAAAAAATCCTATGTCCAAGAAGAGCTAATTGAAGAAATAAAAGATATCTTGATTGACGCAGTAGAGCCATTTGAGACTGTAGTGGAAATTGATGATGATGAGGAAATTAAAAAAGCTCTTCGTCCAGAAATTACAAAAGAACAGCTCGGCATGGTAATTGAACATTTAATGGAAGTAATTGAAGGTATGATTGAAATGCCTGAAGAGGAAGAAGAAGGCGAAGAGGAATCTGAACCACAAGACAACGGGGTTGCCGCAGTCGGAGATCCAATGAAAAACGAAATAAATTACCCAGTGGCAAAATCAAAAGATGAAGAAAATGACTACGAATCAGATAATGAAGAGGAAGATAAGTGGGATAATTTAACTAAGGCATGCTGGACTGGGTACAAGCAGGTCGGCATGAAAGAAAAAAATGGTCGCATGGTTCCAAATTGTGTGCCAGTAGAAAAAGTACAAAAGTCCGTATGGAACGGAACTTTTATAAAATAACTATTGACAAATCTTTAGCAAATCCTGTATAATATGTATTAGTGGGATGCTGATATTTAGTCATTAAGGACAGCATGTTAAAACTCAATGAATTGGGTGTAAATCTTTTTATAAAGAGAGCAAAAGATATATATCCGTACTGGGATAATTATGACTTAATTATATGGAAAAAAGATCCTTCTGGATTTACAAGTATAAAAGGTTTATTTAAAAATAATTCTTGGGGAACGACAGAAAAAATATCTGTTAACAGTATTGGAGTATGGGAGCTTCCTAAAAAATATGTCAAATATTTTAAATGAACTTGGTGTAGATCAAGATGATTTTGATTGGTATAACTTATCTATATGTCGTGGCATGGAAACTAATTTATTTTATGATAAATATGAATCTGATTTAGATATAGCAAAAAGCGTAGATGAAGCATGCCTGGCATGTCCAGTAATAAACATGTGCTATGAATCTGGAGTAAATAATTCTGAATATGGAGTATGGGGCGGAGTTTATTTAACCGCAGGATGTATAGACAAATCTAAAAATTTACATAAAGCACCAGAAACGTGGAAGAGGTTAAGGGCTAAAAATGTTTATTGATAAAAATAAAGATCATTTTAAATATGGCATAAATCAATGGACTGGCGAGCCCAACAAGCCAGTATTTTATAGTGTTGAAATGGCCAAAAAGATAAGAGAATTGCATAAGCCTGCAAAAGATTTGCAAATGCACATAATTAAATACCCAGATTTTTTAGCAATTAGACTTTATGAAGATAATTTTAAGCAATATGATGGAGCATTAAAAATGCGTGTTATAGATTATGTTGAAATGGTAAAAAAAATTATAGAATCATATGGCGTAAGATGCGAGCTTGAGGGGAAACCAAGTGACAGAATATCTTGAAACAATTCATGTAGTTTATTTACCTAATGAAAAAATACATGGGACTGTTAGCGATATAGGACTTTATGCTTCTGTTGTAAAATATGCAATAGGAGAAGTTGAGTATGAAGAGTTATTTGATAACGAAGATTTTATCATACTTGATGAAATAAACATTATGCACTTTGAAAGAAAAGAAAATATAAATGAAGAGGAAAATAATTAATGGATAAAATTCTTTGCTACTCATGTAATAAAAGTAAACATAAATTAAATGCAAAGAAGTCATTGCTATTACCAATAAATCTTTTATTGTGTGAAGGATGCATAAACTCAAAATTTGAGCCACGCTGGGTCATAATTTTAGCAGGAAGATCGCATGGCTCAGACCATGTAAAAGATTTTGTAATTAAAAGAAGGTATGTCGGCAGGGATATATCAGCTTCAGAACTTTTAGTTTAGGGTCTAAATAAAGGTATAATTAATCTATTATGGATTATACCTCAATTGTTTTGGCTATTTCTGCCGCTATTTTAAGCGGTATGGGTACCGCTATTATAGCTGGCCTAAGAGAAAATAAAAGGGAAAAAGTTAGGCAGCAGGAAAGAGAGCAGGACCAGCTTAAATTAGAAATAAAAGATCTTAAAATAGAATTATATAAGGTTGAAAAAGAGCTGACAGAGTGGAAAGACAAATATTATTCCTCTATTCAAGAATTAATTGAGGTAAAAGCAGAGCTTGAAAATGCTTTGGTTCAATTAAATATAATTGAATTTAAAGAAGTGGACTCGGAATTTTAGAAATAGTACAATAGACTATATGACCTGTATAGTAGCTCTCTCTGTGGGAAACAAGGTGTTCCTTGGTGGTGATTCCGCAGCATCCGACGAGAAATCTGGATTGATCTTGCAAACAACCGATCCGAAAGTTTTTAAAGTTGGACAGTTCGGAATTGGTTTTTGTGATAGTTTTAGAATGGGCCAGATCCTACAGTATAGTTGGACTCCACCAATTTATAAGCCAACTTCAGGCTTTAAAAATTTAGACAAGTTTATGAGAACAAGATTTATTGAATCTATTAAAGAAGCATTTCAAGAGCATGGTTATGGTAAGTTTGGCGGAGGAACAGAAGATGGAGATGAAGGTGGCATTATTCTAATTGCTGTTCAAAATACTGGTAGGCTGTTTACAATGGATGTTGATTTTCACATTGCAGAAATTGATGTAGAATATACAGCAGAAGGAAGCGGTCAGCAGGTAGCTTTAGGATCATTACATTCAACAACTAATATTAAAACCCCACGTAAACGTGTTAGAATGGCATTAGAGGCGGCAGCGAAGTTCATAATGAGCGTAAGAGGGCCCTTTACAATTATAGAAGTATAGGATATAATTTACATATGAAATGGCTAAATCGTTTGGCCTCTTTAATATTCGGGCTGATTTCGGTCGGAATCGTAAAAGACTTTTTAGAAAAGCATACTGTCCTTGTTCTTGATAAAGACATGGACATCGATGAAGAATTAGAAGAAGAACTTGAACAGGAAGACATGAAAGACATAGTCAAGCTAAAGCCAGAAAATTATGATAACGCTATGGATTTGCGTGGAACTCCAACCCATGTATGTCCATGCGGATGTAATATTTTTAATGTAAAAGTAATTTTTAATAATTTTGAAATAGCAACATATTTTTTAGATATGGAATGTGCTAATTGTGGAAGTTTGGCAACAGCGCCAACTCCTGTAGACAATAAGGGTGGTTTTGAAAATTGAGAAAAGCAGAAAGATTAAGACAGGTAGAATTAGAATTAGTTAGATTAAGAATGGAATTTGATTTACTTCATCAACTTTTACAAAATGCCCTAGAAATTAATGAAGCAAAAAATTTAGATGCTGGAAAGTGGTATGACAGAAAGCATACAAGAAATGACTAGTCAAGTCACAGTATTAGAGCAAATTATTGAAGATGTGGCAACTGATTTATACAATAAATGGTCTTCGGCAGTACCAGAAAACGAAAGAAATGAAATAGCTTTTAGAGCTTTGGCTGCTAATTCAAAAGAAACTACTTTATTTATTATTCAAAATTTTATGGATAAATTTAATCGAGCTGCAGAAGAATTAAAAAATCAAGACTAGTATTGACTAGCCTTACAATATTTAGTAAGATTGGACTATGCAAACATTTTTACCAGAGGCGGACTTTGCAAAGACTGCTAAGCATTTAGACCGCAAGCGTCTTATTAAGCAAAGCGTAGAAAATCTACAAGTACTTAAGTCATTGGCTGGGTACTACAATGAGTCTGGTGCTTGGGTAAATCACCCAGCAGTTAAAATGTGGGAGGGTCACGAAGACTGGCTATTCCTATATAATGAGGCCATAGTCAAAGAGATTGTTATGCGTGGCTACAAAAATAGTACAAGAAATACATTTGACCAAATTTATCAAGAAAACTTTCTTATGCTAGAGTCAAATGAACCTTGGTGGCTTGGAGATGAAAAGCTTCATTACTCTCATAAAGGCAGGTTGTACGAAAAAGATCCAGAAAAGTATTACTTTTATCACGAGTTTGCGGACTATAGAGAACTAGGATATACTTGCTGCAAATCATGTAGCTATTATTGGCCAACTCATGTGGAGTTGTCATGATAGTTACAGATGAAAATTTTGAAGATGTCATAAATAGCCACAAATTAATTATGATAGATTTCTGGGCGGAATGGTGTAGGCCATGTAAAATGTTTTCTCCAATTGTAGAAGAGGTTTCAGAAGAAACTGGTATATGGTTGGGAAAAATGAATGTCGACAACGAGCTAATAAAGCAGGTCGAATATCACGTAACAAGTATCCCTACTACTATATTGTTTAAAGACGGAAAGCCAGTAAAAACAATTATTGGTGCCAAACCTAAACATGTTATGTTA